AGTAGTGTGCCCCTAGTTTACAATAAATATATACTTGATCTAAAAATATAGGCACCTACTGAATATAACTCAAAACTTACACAAAATCAAAGTTAGATCGTCCTCCAGTTTTGCTTGAGTCAATAAAATCTTTTAGACTCTTCTTTGAAGATTTAGAAGAAAGCTTCTCTCTGATTAGTTGCTTTGCTTTTGTGCAAAAATGTTCAAGTATAGTTTTCCATGGTTCTATACTTATTTCATAATCCCTTAATATTTCTATAAATTCTTCTACTTTGTTCCAATTAACTTCTCTTTTTATAGGATCTATTAAAAAGATTTTAGGTATATCAAACTTATGATACTGTACATCCATCCCAGAACGGTATAAGCACATATGTATACATTGATCTAATTCTGTAGACCATTGATTGGTCTTCAATTCTTGGATAATCCAATGTACTTCTTCCAATATTGACAAATTTTCTGTTGAACAGAAACCGTCTTCCATAAAATCAAATGCCTCTTCAAACTTATCACATTCTCTTTTTAAGGCTTGCACAAATGCATTTTTATATGTCATAGTAGGATCACCTTTTTTTGTATACGTTATACTAAACAATGGATTGCATTCCAATTCTTCTTCAACATTTGTTTCTATAACATCATCAGATAAGAACTCGAATGCCATCTGATCGTCCATTATTCCGTCACATTTGAACACCCTGCACATATCTATTAAAGAAGCTTGAGACAAGTTATCATAATTTAAACTTAAAAGACTAGGTGTAGACATTAGAACTGCCAAGTCTATACCGCCACTTTTCAACTGAGGGCCTGTAAAAAATGTCATTTTTTGAAAGTGAGCTTTCCTAATAGTTGCATATTCATCGGGATTAACTTGAAGTCTACTCAATGACGTAGTTTGCATGTTGAGTCTAGATATTTTCCCTTTGTCTGGCCTCCCAGTTTGATATAGCTTAGAAACAGCCACTGGGCAGACTGGAACCCATTTTGAATCTTTTATATTTTTAGATCTTTCTACTCTAGCATTATGTTCAAGTATTATTTGTTTAGGTAGAATAGAATAAAAATATCTTCTCTTAGCCCTTTGTTGATAAACAATATAATCAAGACCATCAGTTAAATTTGTATATGCTTGCATCTTTTCAAATTTTAGACCATGATTTTTATTCAACATTGCTTGCCCATGTCGATAAACATATTCCTTGTGCATTCTAGTCACTTGCAATTCTGCTGCAATTAATCTGTCATCTTGTCCTGTTATCCTAATTTGTCTAGAATAGCCCACAATTATTAAATCTATCGGACCAGTGTTCATTTCTCTTGATACTTGCCAATTATTCCATGTAATGCGCTCATCTGATTTGTCTGCGTCGTACTTGTCCAAGTCTTCTTGTTTCAGTTCACCCATATGATAAAGTATTGGTAAAAATTTGGTTCTGAACTTAGACTGCTTAAGTTTGTCATACAGATGATCAACCCTAATGTTCTTGTAAGAAAAGGATTCCACAATACGTTTTAAAAACTGAATTCTAGAATCTGAGTTCAAGAAAGTGTCTCCAAAATGTGCAATGAGTCTAAAACATTCCATTGCTACTTGAAGCTCTAAATCTGGTGAGGCTGTTACTTGTGCTTTGTGATTTGAAGAAACTATGTTTTTCAGATAATGGACAACATACCATTTGTTGTCAGATATTAGATTCCCTGTAACTGCCCCGCAGAAATCTATTGCAGTATATACCTTATATGGGAGAATAAAGATCTTAACTTTGTGTTCAGTCGATTTGACATAATCATAACATATTTGGTAGAATTTTGTTAGTTCTTTCACTTCAAATGGAAGATCTCTCTTCATCATTTTCTTTTCATTGGTCTCAATGCGCTCACGCATGTGATCTCTTAAATGTGTCTTGACTATAAACTCCTCTAAATGCGTTAAGTCTCTCCGCATCTCATCAGGGTCTGCACCAGCTATATTAGGATTGTTTGATACATATGCTCTGAGTACTAATGCAGGTGAATGGTATATAAGTTTCATGCTTCTCATCTCCGGCATTCTACAAGCAGACTGGCCTAAACGTTCTTGTTGCGCACCTTTGACAGACATAATAATATTGTTTGCACAAGTGACCATTAATGGATCATTAAGCATGCAGAAAGAATAGACAGTCATTATATCATCATGATCTAATTTAAACCTGTCTAAGTCATCAATAATCTGTGTGTAACATTGAACAAATGTTTTTTTGCCTATTATAGTGTCTGTTTCTTGCATTTCTATGTGATCCTGTAATCCAAATATTTTATCATGAATGGATGTATAATCAATAATTGGTTTGTTAGAAAACAATATTTGCTCTATAAAGAGTTGAGCTGGATTCTGAATAGACAGAGATTCTTTAAACTTTTTTGAATTGAATCTAAATAGAATAGAATTCATAAACTCTCCTGTTGTTTCTCCCTTTGTCACTAACAGTTGAGGGTATCTAATGAAATATTCAAACATTTCTTCCGTTTTTGTAGTATCACTTATGGTATCTTGATAGTCTTGATAGGATATCAATCTATTTAATGACCCACTGGTTGTGAACTTTCTTGGTGTTAGTAATGACCTAGATCTCATATCACTGGTTTCACCCATTCCGTCGTCCATAGACACTTCATTGTCTAGGGCAATGTATCTAAGTGCTTTTAATTTGATGATATCCATTGATGTCAACAAAGATAAATCCCAATCCTTAATACCATTGAATTGAGCCTGCACAGACTCTCTTTGAAGCATTATAGGAGACATTCGTCTCATCAAATCGGTCAGATATGTTAAATTCCCTGCCTCTAAGCCAACTATAGCAATCGTTGATAAGTCAGCATTTAACAACCCACACATTTCTATTGGTATTTCTTCTCTATGATGTGTTGGGAAAAATGGTAGAGGATCATTTACTTGACCCGGAAGCATATTATAAGTTGTGTGTGTCAGCCACATATTTAAGGCAATTGATATCCATGCTAAAGATGGCGGGCAACCATGCTTTATTGCTGTCTGAGTAGCTGATAAGCGGCTTGCAAGATCTTCGTATGGTCCTAGGTATGCGCAGTCACCAACTGCAGTCAAAAGAAACCGCCCATATATCGAGAATGGTTCACCATGTATATTAAACAATGACACAAACTCTTTTATAAAGTTAGTCAAATAAGTTTTCTTCATATTAGCCTGGTTTCCAAAAGTCAGACAGGTAAATTCAAATGTGTCGCAAATAAACTGTATAATATTTTCATCAGGCAATTTGTTTTGAACCAAGCAGATAGATGTTTGATTGTCATCTGAATGAACCATAGAATTGACGAGTGTGTCTCCTTCTAATAATTGGGCTACTTCTCTCATTATATCTTTGAAGACAGACATTGAACAACTATGCAAATAACTACTTGTGTAGTTCATATTTCCTTGAAGCCAATTCCTTTTAATTTCAACCCAGTTCCGTCTATATCCAACTGTCATTTCTCCAATTATATCGTTATATCTTGGTATTCTTTGGTCTAAAATATTTTGCAACAATTCATCAGGCAATATAAGTTTCTTCTGCATGTAGTTGCATAGGAAATAAAGTATTCTCTTTTTTTCTGCAGGGTATAGAATTGGATCCATAGCAAACAACCAAAAGTATTTGAAGAGGACATCTTGAGCGCTCCATTTTGACATGTCTGCATTTATTTCTATCTTTAATCCTCTAGTTTTATCTTCACCTAAATCATCCAAGTTGAATTCTTTTCCCCATTGTGAAGTATTCAACCTTTCAAATATCTCTTTATTTATATTTTTTATGGTCCGTGCAAGATATCGAATTTCATCTTCAGCTTGCCTCTCTAGAACCTTTAGTTTTGAATCTCCAGGCTCACTTATCATTTCTTCTGGATTTAATTTGCATCTTTCTTTTGAAATTCGTTCTATTAAATACAAGCACAACTTTGCTTCGAATTCACCAAGGAAGATTTCTCTATCCTTAGCCGTTTTTTGGCCTTTGTTGAAAAATGCAAAAACAAATTCCTTATGTTGTAACATAGTCTCAAATATTATTTTAACTGTAGGCCTGTCATCTATGGTGCCATTCTTGATTAACTCGTATAGTCTGTCAAAGACTTTTGTTGACATATAATCTATATAATCAGGGACGGCTTTTTTTATGTCTTCGTAGGTTGCATGATGTATCTCATTCTCATTGGAAATTTCTTCTGCTAGTAAGGGATTTGCTATTGTAAGTTTCTTTACTTCTTTTTTCATCACTCTATCTGATTTCTTTTGAACTCTTGTCTTGAATTCTGAGAAATCTCCCCTTTTTACACATGATTTGCTGCTGGTAAATGTTGAAATCGTTGTTATAGATCTATTTAAATTATTGGCATTTTCAACCCTACTCCGAACAAAATTATGTCTTGATGTGTCCAAATTCAAATTTTTAGCTAGAGAATATATCAGTATAGGAAGATTTACTGTTTGCTTCTTTGGCTCAGTACTCCAAGGTGCGGGTAAGTTTTCTCTTTGATCTTTTTCAATCTCTAATATAGTTTTCGCTAGGTCGATCAGTACATGGTGTTTTTCATGCAATCCTTTTGAGTTGAAATAGAAAGGCATGTAAATCTGATTGATATACTCCTTTAGATTTACTTTCCCTGGGAACCATATAGATTGAAGATCTCTTTTGTCACCGACACCTTTTTGTGTGATATCATAATCAGTTAAATGGATATCCCTGAGTTGCACTTTATCCTTCTGCTTGAAAGCATTATAGCAACCCTTTTTGATAAGGTCAGTCATGACTACAGAAAATGCTGTTTTTGTATATGGAGAAAACTTTTCTGCAATATACTCCCTAACGTGACTTGATATAGCCAATGAATTCATCATCATATATCTTGAAGGTTCTGTCAATGAGAGCATTGCCTTTGTTACTGAGACGGAAGTGTGGAACGAGAAATTCAGTAGGTTGTCTAGATGCAAAGTGTAATTGTTACCTATAAACAAGCATGCAGTCATTAAAAATAACCCTGGAGATGATACTATCCTTTGGCATCTTTCCTTGTCCAATCTGAATGCTTTAGAAATTGAAACATAGCAATTTGCCGATTTGTATGTGTTATAGAGACCACCAAGATGGGCAACATCTTCCTCCTTCTCATGAATAGTTATAACACAATAGACTAGTGTAGCCTTTTTTGTCTTGATATCAGAACTTGGCATAACGATACCAAAAACATTATTATTAGCACAAGTTACGACTCGAAATGTGTTGTGACGATTATATTGTGATACAGCAAGCATATTCTTCATGAGAGTAGAATAATCATTGATTGCTTGCCAGTATTGAGTTCTTGTTATTTTAAAAACAGTGTCCCACATTTCTGCGCTGGCGGCTTGAATTCTTGGAGAGTAATTGTTTAGATAATTGCCTATTTTTTCCAGATTGCTGACTTTCCCGAGTATTTGTTCAACATTTTGATAGTCAGACTTGCACTTCCTGATAACGTCTCCATCGTTAAAATCCAAAATAATTGGTTTTTCCAAATCGAGATCGTCATTTAGACGCTTGTTGAAAGATTTATGATTTCCAATCCCAAAGAAGTCCTTCATTAAGTGTATTCTGTCCTCTTTTGAAATCACATTTGTATCGAGTTTAAACTGCTGTTCCCATAAGACTGTTGAAGTTCCACAAATTAACGGCTCTATTTTCCTGTCAATTTTCCCAGACGTATTCCTAGCATCTAGCTTAAGTTTTTGACAATATTTCTCATAACCTGCAACATTGCTAGAAAAATCCATCAATCTTCCAAGTGCTTTGAAAGCATTGGTGAATGTTCCTGTCCCTGAAATATTTTGAAGCTTCTTTGAAAGCTTGAGTATCTTAGGTATGTTACTATTTGACCCTTCTGAATTTGGAGACCAGATGAAATGAAAGCTCGGTTTTTGTTTTGAAATATCAGAAGTAACATCACGCTCATTTTTAACTCTCTCAACCATTTCTTTCCACCCTTTGTCAATCTCTTCCCTAGTTGGCTTAGGGTAGTTGCCATCAGTATAAAAAACCTCATGTGCTGATGTTTTTACAAATGAGTTATAACGATCTTTGTACTTCTCCATAGTTATCTTCAGGAAGTTGTTCCATTTCTCAGCTTTTGTTGTTTCAAAATTTACTGCATCAATAAAATGCTGCCTCTCCTCCTCCGGCATAGAATTAATGAATTCTTTATAGATTGGATGTTCAAACAATTCTGGAGTTTCTTCTTCCAACCATGGTAAAGTCATAGTAAAATCACCTTGATTGATAATTGACAAAAATTTCTCGTCATCTTTGAATTTGTCAAAGAGGAAGTCCTTCAGTTCAAAAAACCAAGCCATATTTATATTCAATTGTAATGGTGGCAGGAGCTGTCTGAATTGGTCAGAATCTATAATAGTTGTTCCATCGTTAGGGTTATGCCTTATAATCACAACTTCAAAATCTATACCATTTCTGGTGAAAACTTCTCCAAAAATTTGGTTGTATCTTTCTCTAGTTTCTCTAGCTGACTTGTCATCAACTGAAACCTTGAAGTCTATGATATAAACCTTTCCATTGTCTATCAGATAATTATCAGGTGTGCAATATCTCACTTTGCGTGCTTCACCTGCATCCAAGACTTCCATGCAGATATCCTCACTAGGAACATCATTACGGTATTCCAGATCTGCAGCTTCGCAAAACTCTCTAGCAAAATTGTTATGTCTCTCCATGAGCATATCTCTCCATATCTCTTTCGCTACTTCAGCCTCTCTAGCTGCAATTATACGATTTCTAAATTGGTTGACTCTGTCTGCCTCCATATTGATAAATTTTAGGACTATTTGGTTGTTTGTTGTACACTAGGGGTACACTACT